CGACGCCCGCCAGCATCCCCGCATCAGTGCCGAGGTCCTCGACACCGAACTTGCCTCAATGGGCCAGGCCTGGATAGACCAGGAGTACCTCTGCCTGTTCACCGCCATGCAAGGCCTGGTCTATCCCGACTTCAGCAAGGCCCTCGCCCCCATCGACATCACCACCGTATGGGGCAGCAAAGTCGGCGGTATCGACTGGGGGTGGCGCAATCCCTTCGCCGCCGTATGGGGCACCCTCGATCATGACGACGTACTGCACCTCTGGGGCGAACGCTACCTGCGCCAGGTACCGTTACACACCCACGCCAAGGAGCTACCACGCATTACCTGGTACTGCGACCCGGCCGGGCGCACCGAGATGGAAGAGTTCCGGGCAGCGGGCCATGTAATACGGCGTGCGACCAACACCATCCGGCTGGGCATAGCCGCCGTCTCCGCCCGACTCCGAGATGGCCGTCTCATTATTGACCCAAAGCGATGTCCCAACCTGTGCAGTGAAGCCACCCTCTATCGCTACCCCGATGACAAAGAACGGATCGTCTATGGCGAGAATCCCATCGACGATCAAAACCACGCTCTCGGAGCTCTGCGCTACATGATCAGCCGCATAGACGCTCGATATATGGCGAAATTGCGTCGCACTATTACCACCGATGGCCCAACCGAGCAAGACGCCGATCAACCCACCCCCGCCGGCCACCGCCCAGGGATCGCCGACTATTTTGAGGCCCTCGAGGACGCCAAATGGACCGAACTAAATTGAACATGATGCCTTACCTTGAACGCCATCAAGGACCAAGGCCTTTCGAATTACTCGCCCAGCTCAAGGCGACCGCCTGGACCTGCGCCTCAATAAACGCCGCCGCTTGCGCCCGCTTCACCCCGCGGTTATACGTACATACCAGCAAATCACAAATGAGACCAAAATGTCTCACCCAGCCGATAAAAAATAGCCAGGCCAACTACCTGCGCGAACGCCTGGCGGTCAAGACCGCGGTAGAGCTCGTCGAAGTTTTACAGCACCCGATACTGACGTTATTCGACACCGTCAACCCTTACATGAATAGTTTCGACCTCTGGGAAATCACCACCCTCTATCAAGAATGTATCGGCAGTACCTACTGGTACCTGGAAACCAACCCCCTCGGACGGCCCGCGCAAATCTGGCCTCTCCCGAGCCAGCTCGTTCAGATGAGGCCCGACGCCGACGGCTTCACCTATAGCTTTAACGGACAGGAATACACCCAGGACCAGATCATCCATTTCCGCTACCCGGACCCCTACTACCCCTATGGCCCAGGCCTCTCCCCTTTACGGGCCGCATACAACGAAGCCCGCATGAGCACAAGTTACGCCGAGCTCAAGCTGGCCAAGTTCGACAACCGGGCGGCGCCCGACGTCATCATCAGCCCGACCGAAGCCATCGGCGAGGACGAGCGCGAGCGACTGGAAACACAGTGGAACAACAAGTTTCGCCGCGGCGGCAACGGACGCGCCCTCGTGGCGGAATCGGGCTTGCAGATCGAAGTACTCAATTCGCAAATGGGAGATCTGGCCGCCCTCGCCGAAAAAGGGAAAAACAGCGAAGACATTTGCAACGCCTTCCATGTCCCCTTGAGCATGTTGAGCACCAACACCAACCTTGCCAACCTACAGGCCAGCGAAACCCAGCATAGCCGAGTATGTTTGCAGCCCAGACTGATTCGAAGGGACGAAAAGCTAAACGAGCAGCTGATACCGCTATACGATCAGAGCGGACGATTGAAACTCTGCTCCGACAACCCCGAAGCAGAAGACAATGAGTATAATTGGCGCATGGCCGACACCGCCGCCAAATATGGATTGTGGACGATCAACGAATTACGCGACATGACCGGACTGCCCGCCGTTCCCTGGGGAGACATACCATGCACACCACAACCGGACCCCTCGGCTTCCCCCAGAGCGACGACGCCGCCCGCCTGACAGAGGTACTCCTGCGCAAGGCCGTCGGCAAATACATGCACGCACAGCTTGCGGTCAAGACCATCGATATCGGCAAACGATCCGATATCAGCTGGATCAGCACCGAAACTCCCGACCGCTATAATCACGTCGTCATAGCCAACGGCATGGACGCCGAGGCGTACCAGTTAAACCCAATCGTCACACTCAATCACGATTACGACATTCCGCCAGTTGGAATCAGCAACTGGCAACGCCAGGCCAGCAACGGTAAAGGCGTCCGAGGAGTCCAGGCGCTAACCCATTACCCCGCCAAACCCGACCAGTTCGACGGCCCCTGGCGTCCGGACGAAATCTTTGCACTGGTCTCCGCCGGCCTGATGAACGCCAAATCAATCGGCTTCCTCCCCCTCGAAGTAACTCAACCCGGCCGGGCCGATGAACCGCTCATCATTCGACGCTGGGCACTCCTTGAATACGCCGTCGGAACCATCCCAGTAAATCCCGACACGACCGTCATTCAGGTGCGCAAAACACTATCAGGCCCAGACCTGGCAGTCTCATTCGACAACCGGCTCGCCGCAATCGATGTAGAGAAAATAATCCAGAATTGCCTTGACAGAATGCGCGGCCTAATTTAGCATCAAACATCAAGAGACCTCAATCATGAAAATGTTCTTCCTGAAAGCATACGTCAACTTCCCGGCAGGCTCCACCGTCGACATACTCGACGACGTCATAGCGAAGCAGCTACAGGACACCGGCTACGCCAAACCTGCCGACGTCGATCCCGTAGATGCTGCCATTCAACTCTCCGTTGACACTCTCACCAGCCGCATCGACGCGGCACTAAAACGCACCCTCGATCAACTCGCTCACGCTCAAACCAAGAGCCGCAAAAACGGCATACCGGAAATCTTTGGTCCAGGCAACAACGGCGATCCCAAAAAGACCTTCGGCAGCTTCCTGATTGCATTGATATCAAACGACAAGAAAACGCTCGATGCGCTGGGCGCCGAATGGGAACCATGGACCAAAGTGGCCCTCGCTGAATCCACTGGCGCCACCGGCGGTTTTCTCGTCCCGACCGAACATTACGACCAAATCATGATGTACGCCATAGACGCCGGCATCATGCGCAAATACGCAATGGTCCTGCCCCAGCGAGCCAAAGAAACCGAAGTCCCTTGCCTTGACGTCGTGACCGCACCCACCGCAGGCAATAACGCCATGTTAGGCGGAGCCGTCTTCACGTGGACCGAAGAAGCTGCTAGCCAAACAGATATCTTCACCAACCCCAACCCGATAAAGCAACTCAGGCTCATCAATTATGAGCTCACCGGATTCACGTATTTGAGCAATACCCTGCTTGAAGACGCCACCGGCGGAAGTCTCGAATCAATCATCATGATGATTTTCGGCCAGGGCATCGCCTGGACCGAGGATTACGCCTTCTTCCGGGGCACAGGCGCAGGCAAACCACTCGGCGTCGTTCCGTGGAACGGACTGATCAGCGTAGCTCGATCAGGAGCCAGCGCCTTCCTTCTCTCCGACATGGCCGGAATGATGGCACGCCTTATCCCCACCGCCAACATGAAGAAAGTCTTCTGGGCCTGCCACCCCACCGTACTCGCCAAGCTTTATGCCATGGTCGCGACCAGCACAATGTACATCGGCAATTTCCAGGAGACACCGAGCGGCAGGCTACTCGCCGGATTGCCGCTACACGTCACCGACAAGCTTCCCGCTCTCAACACCGCCGGCGACATCCTTCTTTGCGACGGCGCAGGCTACATTATCGGCGACCGCCGCCGAATGGCAATCGCATACTCCGAAGGTCCCAGGTTCACGAATAACCAGACCACCTGGCGAGTCCTGCACCGGGTCGCAGGACGCCCCTGGGCCACCGATAAAACAACCCTGCCCGATGCCAGCAACACCGTCGGCCCCTTCATAGCGCTCGCCGCCGGCTAACCATCTTGCCCGAGGAGTCTGACGCGGAAACGTGGCTGGGCGACACGCAACCCAATCAGACCCTCGGGCGCAAATCAAGGACAAACCATGGACGATTTCAGGCCAAACCTCACCAACTACGACGGACCCTTGACGATCAGCCCACAACGAGGCATCAACGGCCGCAACGTCACGGTACCGTGGATCCAAGAACTCATCCTGCGCGGTTACGGCTGGACGACTCACGTCGGCACCCTCATCACGCCCGTAATCGGCGGAGGCAATGGCACTGTCATCGTCATCGGCCGTCCAGAGCTGCTCATATCCATTCCGGCCGGCTATTACCTCATTCCATTCGACCTGAAAATCGAATGCCGGCAGCCCCTCCTCGCCGCCGATACCGACCTCGTCGAAGCTTTTTTCAGCGTCGACACTACCCAGAAATGGGACGGCACCGGAACCTCCACCGCCAAGACCCCCGCCAATCTGCGCACCGATTTGGGCACCGCTTCCCCGGCCACCGCCGCCGCCAGTTTCTCGGCCGCCGTCACCCAGACGATCGTCGACTCGATCACCCTTGATCGCAAAATTATCACGGGCGACGTGCAGGGCACACCAACAGCCACCATGTGGACCGAATTCAAGCTCGATTACCAACCCAATAACCCGCCCGTTATCGCCGGCCCCGCCATGTTAATCTGCCACTACGGGGGAACCGCCGCCACCAGCGGATACTGCCAGGTAAAATATTGCGTCGTGCCATCCTCATTCTTCAACAATCTGAACTGAGCAAAAGACATGGTTACCAAAGGATACGAAGACTGGGCGACCGTCGCCTTTCAAGCTCCGGTCGACGCCAACAACGTCGATGCAACTCTGCCGAGCGCGACCACGGGCATTGATATGAGCCTCTGGGACCAGATTCTCGTCATTGTCCAGATTGGCGTGACGACCGGCACGCTTACTATCGATCTCAGGGATTCCCCCGCCACCAACGGCAGCTATACCGCAATCACAGGCAAAACAAAAACCACCACCGGCACCGACGACGGTTTGATCTTCATCATCGCCCTCAACGTCTCCGAGCTCAACGCCAGCGCGAGGTTCCTCCGCGCCTACCAGGACAACAGCGCCGCCAGTCAGCTGCAAGCCGTGCTGATCCTCGGCAAGGCCGTCAATCCGCCAGCCACCGACAATAAAATTGCCGCCCAGCAAACTGTGGTCGATTAATAATGAATATCACCAGCTACGGATTGCTCACAATCCTGGGTATCGTTTTGGCATACGAGCTCGCCGTCATCCAGAGCGGCAGAATCGACCTGACGATCTCGCACACTGTCCGCTCCTGGGGACCATGGTTCGCCCTGATGTACATCCAGAC